CGCCGTCGGATATTGTTTTTGAGTTGTACTCCACCAACACGAATAGAAGCGTAGGAACCAAAATAGCGGATTTAGGAACATTGCCCGATTTGAATACGGGAATTAAAACAATCACGCCAACGAATCCACCAACGTTATCGGCAAATACCATTTACACAATCGTTGTCAGAAACACAAATACTAACCCTGCGGCTAACTGGGTTGCTATTCAGTGGAGAATGGGTTCTCCACTGGCATACCCACCAATATCGTATTATCGGGCTGGGCATTACAACGGTAGTACCTGGACATGGAGTGGCTTCCCCAATTTTGAATACACATTAACCGAAGACAGCGACGCACATAATTATGGTTTGGTCTTAGATAACAGTTTTGCTAACTACAGCATAGCCAGCGTAGGTAGAGTGATAGCCATACAGTTGTCTCTGCCTGTGCCTGCTTACTTGTTAGCCGTTCGTGCATACTTCCATTCAATAAGCGGTGGCCGTACGGACACATTGAGAGTCAAGGTGTGCGATAGTTCAGGCAATACTCTACAAAATGGAGACGCAATTATGTATTACGGTAATACGGAGACATTAAATATCGAGCTTCAAACTCCATATGAATTGCAGGCGAATACCGAATACCGAATTGGGATTGAGAAGGTAAGCGGCACGAATGCGATATCAATGCGCGTGTTAGATTACTACGGTTCCCGCCAGTTTCCTGCTGTTTACTATTATTCTGGTTCTTCTTGGTCGCTGTTGTCGGGCAAGGTCGCGCCGATGGGATTATTATTGCGACCGATAAGCAGTGGTGGTGGGCAATCGGTACTCCCGCCCATGCCGTTAGTGCAAACATTCATGTGAGTGTGAGGAGGTATGAACAGTGGCATTGCCCATGAGCAACTCTGAACTGGACATCGCCTTGCGCGAGCGATGGGAGCAGGTGTACCAGAACCTGCACGAGCTCTTGATGTTGTACAACGCCTATCTGCCCATCAGCGCAACGGAGATGTTTCTCAGCGACTACACGCTGCCCGAAGGCTACACCATCAGCGCAGACGGCACGCAAGTGCTGGATGCCACCGGACAGCCAGATGCTGCGCTCACGCAGGCATTGTATAAGTGCAACCTGCGAAAGAGTGCACTGACCGCAGCACGCGCATTGCAAGCGATGCTGCGAAACGAGAGTATGCAGGGACTGCTAGGCGACCACAACTTCTTCATTAAACAGTTCGTGCGCTGGCGATACTGGTTGTTCGGATAGGGGTGATGAGCATGGCAATACTGCGTGGGGTGCAGTACGAGGCCAGCTTCTGGCTGTTAGATAGCAACGGCAACCCGGTGAGCGGGCAGGCGAGCAACTTGACGGCGTACGTGCGGCAATACGGCAGCAACGCATACAGCACGGGCGCCGGCACGATAACCGAAATCACCTTAGGCGGCAGTGGCACAGGCGAATACCGGTATGTGCCCACCCAGTCGGAGATGGACACGCGCGTGCTCACCGTGCGGTTGGTGCATAGCACACACAAAGTGTATCCGTTCTGCGCACAGATTCTCACAGAAGACGGGTACGTTACGGACATCAAAAACAACACGGACCGCTTAACGTTTGACACAGAGCAAAATGTGCTAGCCCATACGGTCGCGATGGATACCCCTGCGGTTGTGCCTATATGGACGTACAGCACGCGCACGCTTAACGGCAACGTGACGGTTGGCAGCTACGCTACCGGTCAATCCCCGGCGGAGCAGGTGCTGGTAACACCGGCGAACAAATTGGCTACGGACGCGAGCGGGCGGGTCACCGTAGGCTCCAACGCGGACAAGACCGGTTACGCTCTTACTTCCGGCGAACACACCCAGATTCAGTCGGACGTGCAGAGCGCGATGACGGCGCAGGGCTACACGACGGCGCGTGCGCCCAAGCTGGACAATCTGGATGCTGCTGTCACTTCGCGTGCTGCGCCGGGCGATGCCATGTCGCTCACCAGCACCGAGCGCAGCAATATCGCATCCGCGGTGTGGAATTTTATGGCAGAGCTATCGGTGACCGCGGTGGGCTTGCTCCGGCTGATTGCGGCTGTGGTGCAGGGCAAGCGCACGGTGGACGGCAACACTGAGACCTACTACGGATTGGATGGCACGACTGCTCGCGTGGTGGGTAGCGTGGACGAGCAGGGCAATCGGAACATCACCACGAGGAACCCGTGATGAATGGCTGGACTGGCAGATGGGTTACCCAGAACTGGGCGTGGCGGTGGTGGCTGTCCGCCTTCGCTCCTGTCCGGGAGATTGGAAGGCTGGTAGCATCGGTCGCCCGGCTCACGTGGCGTGCAGCTGTCACCCGGCTGATATGGCAAGGGGAGGTGAGAAAGCTCGGTGATTGACATCATACGCGGCGATACGTGCTACCTCATCTTCAGCATTCACACAGCACTGGATGCCGACGGGAACCCTCTTTCCGACCTGTCGGGCATCGCCTTTCGTTTGCAGGCGCGACTGGATGCTGACGCCGACAGCACTGTCTTCGAGAAATCCACAGCATCGGGCAGTATCTCGGTGAGCGGCATGAGTGTGCGAGTGCGAATCGATGGGAGCGACACCAGCGCACTTGTGCCGGGCACTATCCTGCTGGCAGACTTGCAGGCAGAGACCGGCGGGCGAGTGTTCACAGTGGACACTGGCGAACAACCACTGCGGTTGCGAGTGGTGGCAGATGTCACTCGCTAGTGGTCAAACATGAAAATTGGGGGAATAAGTGATGGCATGGTGGGATAGATTTCGAGTGTTGTTCCAGCGTGAGAAGGTGCAGCCTGGGCAGACACTGCGTGTAGCCCCGCAGCAGCGAGCCGGTTGGGGTAACACCACAGACGACCGCCTTCTCAATGACGGTACGCTCTACATGATAAGCAATTTGGTAGAGCAGGTTTGTCTTGGTGCTGGGTGGCGGTTCACTGGGGCTGATGCTGAAAGAGAGGATGTCCGGGCAGTTTGCGATGCTATCTCCGAAGCAGAAGGTTTTCACGACATGATTCGCCATTGTTTGCGAGCGATGTTTGCTCGCTATGCTGTTTCAGAGATTGTATGGCAGTCCACAAATGGTTTGTGGCTTCCTCTGCGGTTCCGTACCATTCCACGACGTTCCGTTGCATTGGGCATCAGTGATGATGGTGAAGTTTCCCGAATTGAGGTGAGTACGACAGCCGGACTGCAAGAGTTGCCGTTGCTCCATGCCGTGGTGTATCGTTTCAACACTACACTTGCTAATCCACTCGGTTCCAGTCTGCTCGATGGTTTGCGGGAAGACATTGAGTACAAGCGCAAGCTAGATGATGTGGTAGTACGAAGTGCCGAAAGGTTCGGTGCACCGACAGTCGCACTACGGTATCCGCCGGGTACAGACCAATCTCAGGTAGATGAATTGCTTCGGCAGGGCACGAGGTTGCAGAGTGCGTCGGTAGCAGTCTTGGCGGATGGCGTCGCTGTAGATTTCTTGGAACCGCGTGGGCAGATGAGTGTGCTGTCGCTAGACACACTGCGCTACTTTGAGCGTCGCATTGCACGAGCCATATTGGGCAGTGTGTTAGGCGTGTTTGAAGCAGAGTTTGGGACTCGGGCACAGGCTAGCACCCATTGGGAGGTCACCCGGTATGTTATCCGGTCGTACCAGTCAGGGATTGAGCAGGCGATTACGGAGCAGGTGGTTCGTCGGACGTTGCAGTTAAACGGTTTGCCGAGTGAGGTGCAATTCTTCCTCAATGAGCCAGAGATTGTGGACAAAGAGGCTATGGCTCGGTGGATTGCAGATTTAGCACAGGCAGGGATTATCGATGTGGACGAAGACAGGGACAGAATCCGACAGCTTTTTGGTTTGGAAGGCTAAGCGTCCTACACTATCCCGCAATGGTGTAATGGTAGATGCTGTCAAGTCACTGCGTCGGTACGAGTTACAGGTTGTACGTGAGTTCGTGGCGGTCTATCGTCGTTTTATTCGCGAACTTTTACAAGATTTGGAGGCAATAGAAGTAGAAGATGTCAAGAGCTTAGTCATGGCGCGTGTCTCGCGGCAGGTGACTGAATTACACTCGGTGTTGGCGCAGGTTCTGCAAGGTATTGCCAAAGAAGTGATGTCGGTGGGTATGTCTGCTGCCGACAAGCTGTTGGGGTCGACGTCACAGTTTGCGGATACTAGGCTGGACATACCGCCTGAATGGTATGAATGGTATAGGCTTACTGTGGAGCAAGCTTTGTACCGCTACACGCAGGAAGACATAGCCCGCATTGCATCTATTGTATCCGAGGGTGTGAAGGAAGGGAAGAGTGTAGGAGAGATAACAGACACTATTCAGAAGATAGTATTACAGTCCCAGTATTGGCGTGCGGAACGGGTTGCGAGGACAGAGGTGCTTCGGCTGTTCAATCTGGGCTATGTCGGGGTGTTGGTGAATGAGCCTGTTATTGTAGGCTTTGAGTATTCGGTTGTGTTGGATGCCCGAACGTCTACAATTTGTCGCCCTCTAGCCGGTAGAGTGGTAAGGAAGTCCGAGCTTACTCGGGTTCCACCACTTCATCCGAACTGTCGTACAGTTTTGCTACCTGTGTTCAGTGGAGAAGAGGGAAACTACTCTGATGAGCGCGGGGAATGGGTGAGCCGAAGCGAATTAGAGGCTTTGGCTAAGCAGTTCGGTATAATTCCTGCTGTTGTGTTGCAGGCATGGCAGAGGTATGTGCCCAGAGCAATTCCTACTGTCTAGTTTGGTCGGCTTTGTATTCTGCAATGACAGTAGAGTGTAGCCCACCACGCGTGGTGAACTGTCCTATGACTGACATGTAGCGAGGCTTGCACACTTGGACAAGGTCATCCAGAATACGGTTGACCAATTGTTCGTAGAAAGCTCCATAGTTGCGGTAGGCGAGATAGTAGTATTTGAGTGATTTCAGTTCTACACATAGTCTGTCTGGTATGTAGCGTACGGTGATGGTAGCGAAATCTGGTAGTCCGGTCTTTGGGCACAGGGACGTAAACTCCGGCTGAACGTGTTCAATGGTGTAATCCCGGCCGGGGTAAGGATTCGCAAAGACCTCCAGTATTGAAGGGGACGGTTCACTCAGGTTGACCATAGACTATCCCTCCGATTTTTTTCTTCACATCCAGCAGAAAAAGCATGTTGTGATTTTCCGCAAATAGCATACCAGAATTGCCATCTAAATAGCAAGTGGAATGCAATTAGGAGACGGTTCGCAGGTGTTTGCTGCAAAACTTCGGGTGTTGACTATTCCCACACACTAGTGTATGCTTTAGGTGGAAGCATCTCAGGTGGGGCATGAAAGGGGAGACAACCGTGGATAGACAGCCGGAGATTCACCGTCTGATGGTGTATGTGGCGACACTTGTGCTAGTATTAGCGTTGGTGGCATACCTCTATCATCCAGGCGATGATGTATTAGTGACTGTGATTGCCACTTCGCTCGGCTTCTTGTTTGGGAAAGCCACCAACGGTATTGGGGGTAACAAAGCCACACCGGGAAGGAGTGTGAGTAGACATGGCAAGGAAGACTGAGGATGGCAAGGAGTATCCGGCAGAAGCATACCTCTATGTACCAGACCCAGACAAACCAAGCACTTGGAAACTGCGCATCTGGGAAGACCCAGAGCAGAAAATCACGGTTGCCCAGCTGGGGCGAGCAGCTGCTGCACTTGGCCCTGGCTTTCGGGGTAACCGTGTAGACTTAGACCCGGAAGACCGACGTGCCGCTGCCCGCAAGCTTATTCGTCTGTATCGGGAACAGGGTGTGGAGGACGAAGACATTCCCCCTTACCTTTGGGAGATTGCCGGGATGCGCAAGCCAGCGGCACAGATGCATGAAGATGAAGGTGACGATGTGGTAGAGCGAGAGGCGTTGGTATTTGAAGCAGGCGAATACCCCGACAAAGGACTAAAGGTAACAGAGAAGGACATAGAGCGATTAGCGAGAAATTCTGAGTCAGTGCCTATCTATGTGGAACATGCAGAATCCCCCGTACATCTCGGTTGGGTGAAGCAGTTTTTGGCACGAGGAAGACAGCTGTGGGCGCGGCTAGCGTTACACCGTGAGGCAGATGCCTTGCTCCAAAAGCTTGGAGTAAATGGGTTGAGTGTGGCTGTTCCCCGGTCGCTAGACCGGGTGTTGGAGGTCTCTGTAACCGGTTCTCCGCGCCTGCCACAGGCGCGACTGTTCAATGATACTGTTCTGGTGTTCTCCTTCGGGGAGACACCACCAACACTACCAACGAAGGAGGGACAACTGATGGAGCAAGAGCTGGAACAGCTCAAAGCGCAGGTGGAATCACTAATGCAGGAGCGAGAACAGTTCACTGCAGCACTGGAAGCTGAGCGCAAGTACCGGGAACAGCTGGAATTCAAGCTGCAGGAGGAGCGAGCCAAAGCCAAAGTGGATGCACTCATCCACACCGGCAAGCTCCCACCTGCATTACGTGATTTTGCACTGGCACTCGGCACAGGCAGTCAGACCGTCCGCTTTGCTGAGGGGAAAGAACTTCCACTTTTTGACGCCTTCGTGGAAGTCTACTCGCAGATGCCACCACATACTGGGGCGAAGCTGACGGCAACAGCAGAAGATGAAGATGAAGAATTGAAGCGACGGTTTGCTGCTCTCAAGTTGAATGAGAAAGAGATTCCACTGGCGATTGCGGAATACAAGAAGCACATGGGGGTGAGCTAAATGGCACTAACTGGACAATGGCGTGAGATTGACTACAAAAAGCACTCTATCGCCAGCTACCCAGTTGCCGCGAACACCAGAATCTACAAAGGTGCGCTCGTGGTAGTCCGCAACACGGACGGCATGGCGTACAACGCCCGCACCGGCAACAACTCTACCGACTTCTTTGTCGGCATCGCCATCGAAACTGTGGACAACACTGGTGGTGCACCAGGAGCAAGACGAATCCGGGTCGCCAAAGAGGGGTCTGGTGTGTATACCGGTACGGGTTTTACACAGACGAATGTGTCTGCCATTGCGTATGCTACGGATGAAAACACGGTGACCACCACAGCCGGTAGCAACGTTGCTGTGGGGCATATCGTGGAGGTACTGAGTTCCACGCGAGCGCGTGTGCGCATTGACAACCTAGTGAGGTGAGATAGACTATGCCAGTAATCACGCGAGACCAGGTGACATTAGAAGCCGGCGTTTTGGGTGCGTTCAACCGAGCGTACATGGATGCAGAAGCTACAGCGATGGCGAACGTCATCGCCACACGCATCGAGACTACGTTGCCGACTCAGAATTACGACTGGTGGGGACAGCTGCCGACGCTGCGTGAGTGGACGGACGAACGAACTTTTCGGTCAATGACGCGATACCGCTACACCATCAGTGACCGCGTTTATGAGGCGTCCATTCAGGTTGAGCGTCGGGCATTAGAAGATGACCAGCTAGATGCCCTGTGGACAAAGGTAAGAGACTTGGGACAGCAAGCGGTGCGGGACGTCGACCGTATGCTGGTGGAGTTTCTTCTGGCTGGCTTCAACACTGTAGGGCCTGACGGGCAGTACTTCTTTGACATCGACCACGCGGAATCAGGTTCCACCCAGAGCAATGTCACGTCTGGCCCTCTGTCGGCATCGGCGTTGCGCACCGCGATTACCGCTATGATGAGTTTTAGGGGTGATGCCAATCGTCCTCTGGGTATCACACCGACGCACCTGCTAGTGGGGCCATCACAGTTTTTGACAGCGCGGGAGCTGGTAGAAAGCCCTGTGGTGGTAGCGACATCGGGCACAAACTACGCTAATGTGCTGGCTGGCATCGTACAAGTGCTGGTCACGCCGTACATTCCGGGCAACCAATGGTTCCTGCTAGACCTGAGCCGACCGATTAAGCCTCTAATCCTACAGGTTCGCTCTGACGTACCTGATGAAGTGGTCATCCACAGCGACCCATCGAATAGCCCGATTGTCTTTATGCAAGACATCGTGGCGGTCGGTGTGCGTAAGCGATTCGGTATCGGCTACGGATTGTGGCAGCTGGCATACGGTAGCTCCGGCTAATCAGGCTAATCAGGGGGCAGGGCAATGAAGGGCTTGGTTCCGCAACCTGCAGGGTGGTATGACAACTCTGATGTAGTTAATGCGGTTTCTCTGGGGAACCCCTTGCCGGTGCAGATTCCAGCAGGGCAAGGGGTATCCCTGCGTCCTCCTTTGGAAGGCAAGCAAGCGTACAGTGGCACGGTCCCGCATAACTCGTCAGCAACCTTGCATGGTGGAGCTGCTGGAAGTCCAACACTGCAATCTGCTGTAGGCTACCGGCGAGTCTATGTCTACCTCCAGCACCGTATGCAGTCCGGTGCACAAACGGGAAACCGCCTACGTGTGCGGCGACGGGCGACGAAGCCGGATGGAACACCATGGACAACGTGGACGGACTACGTAGACTTCACTTTTGATAGCACCACAACTGATGCTACCAGGTGGTTTGTGATTGCATCTACAGAGGATGCAGCGAATCCTCCGGCGGACGAATATGAGCTGACCCTTCAGAATGCCAGCACCACCTCTGGTAATGGCTTGGTCTGGCAGGCAGTGGTGGTGGCATTGCCATAAGAAAAGGAGGCTAGCTTATGGCTACCAAGAAGAAGAAGGTGGTATACCGTGTGTCGGCGCAGGCACGTTCAAACTTTCCCGGCTTCTGGCGCAGTGGAATCTTCTTCCCGAACACTCCGGCGTATGTGGAATTGTCAGAGCAGGAAATAACGGAGGCGATTTTGAATGAGCCGATGCTGATAGTTCAGAAGCTGGAGGTGGAGGATGGCATACCCGCCGACGGTGAGTGAGCTGCGCCAAGAACTTGCACCGTATCCGCTCCACGGCAGTCTCACAGATGCCGAACTGCAGGCTGCGATTGAAGATGCCATAAGTGAGTTGCATACAGCAGTACCGGTGTTTGCTCAGGCGAACGGGTCAAGCTTTGAACTGCAGGCAAAGCGATTGTGTCTGGCACTGGCACGTTGGCATGTGCGTATGGCACGGGAGCGGACACCGGACGGGGAGTTACCGCCTGGCTTGCTGGCGGAGAGGCGAACGATTGAGCAGCGTATCCAGCAGGCGCAGGTCAGCTTCGCGCTGCGTCCAGTGGTAGAACCGTTACTGTCGTTGCCATCCGTGCCATTGCCAAGCCCTTCAAACTGGGAGGATGCTGAGTGAGATGATGTCCGTCCAGTTTGACCTGCAAGTACCACGAGCATTTCCGACGATAGAACCGGAACAGCTTCAAGCTGGACTACGCATGGCAGCTGCAGCTGCCATGCGAGACTGTGTGCGGAACTTTGAGAGGCAGGGCTATGAAGAGCCACCGGGGGTATTTCACCGATGGCCACCGCTGTCTCCGACCACTCTGAAGATTGCCGAAGGGCAAGCAATGCAGAAGGTGGGCGGACGAAAAGGGAAAGCCCGTATACGGAAACAGCAGACACCTTACGGTGCACTCCCTATTGCATACGGTGAAGGGGGGGAACAGAAGACAGCACGGGTACGGCGTTTTGCAGGTGCAGTGATTCTGGTGGACACAGGCAGACTACGGGCTAGTTTGCTGAGTGGCCCGAACCATATAGAGCGGTCAGGTAGGGCAGAGATTGAGGTAGGCACGAACGTAGAGTATGCTGTCTACCATGAGCGTGGTGCAAAAATAAGAGTGACGAAGAAGATGAAGTATTTCCTTGGATTGAGCTATGGTGTATGGTTGCGGGAAGGGACAGAGCTGGCTGTTCCACCGCGCCCGTTCTTGCGGGTAAGCAGGCAGGGATTAGACCAGATGAAGCAGGCGATAGTGTCCGCTATCACCGCTCGCACGTTGAGGTGAGGTGGAGACATGGACTTCCCAGCACTCTATGCAGATATTCTACAGGCAGCGCAAGCCGAACTGGGTAGTGGATTGGTGGAGGTTCTGCCTGCCGACCCGGCACAAATGCCAGTGACACTGAAACCTTGCTTATTCTTGCAGATTGTAGGGTATGCCAATAATCGCACGGGAGAGCCGTTGGGTGATTCACCGGATGCACCGGGGGATTACCGTGTAGACATCCGTTTCACGGCAACCGCTCCGAAATCGCCAGACTACCTGCAGGCTTATCGGTGGTTGAATGAATGCTATGACTGGTCTCAGCGTCAGCACTTGCGCAGAAGACAGACCTACTATGCCACCATCATCACAGGCATGAGCATACGAGATGAAGGTGAGATTGTGGTAGGTGACTGGACAATCCAGTACCGGGCGAGGGCATTGCGAGGATGAGAGTGCGCAACCCATTTCCTTTCCCTATCTGGCATCCGGCAGTGGGCAGACTGGAACCGGAAGAAGAGAAGGATGTAGCAGTGAACCCGGACGAAGTGCCTGAGGAGATGAGAATCGATGCCGAACTACCATTACCCGCTGGTAGGGCTACGGCAGAGTCACTTCCAGCTGTACGACGACGCAAGCGGGCTTAATAATGCACCTCCACTGGCGGGCATTGACCAGTGGGTCGCCATGCCCCTCAACCGCAACTTCCGCGTCCGCATCCAGATAACGAACGATGTCGACAGCGGAACGCGGTATCTGCTGGAATACCGCGTGAATTCCGGCACATGGCGGGCAGTGGATAGCACCGAGCCGGTGCGCATCGTGGACAGTTCGGTGTTCACGGACGGTGCGGCGACAACATCGCGCATCGGCTACGCGGGTCGCACGTTCGTGAGCGGTGAAGGCATTGATACTACTCGCAACAGCGCAGACATCAGCGTCAGTGTCAATCAGTACACCGAGATTGAATGGAATCTGCGGCTTTTCAGTGGCAATAATGGTGATGTCTACGAGTTTCGGGTAGTAGCGATGTCTACTACTTGGAACGGGGGGCAGGACTACACAGCATATCCCGTGTTCCAGTATGATGTCTTCGCAGCAGTTGTGGTATCATCTACTCTGGAGGAGGGAGAACACGCTATGATGTACGAAGCTTATACTGAGGTCGGTGTCGGCATTGAGGCACCTACCAATTTCGGAAAGTGGGTTCCGGCGTCAGTTCGGGTGAACGCTACCACCCGGATGCCTATCATGCAACCCTCACGAGTGCCTATTGGGGGCTTTCGGGGCGTGGAAGCTCCAGTAGACTATGTAATGGGTCCCATGCCTCCTCAGCCGTTCTCACTGACAGTAGAAGCTCTGCCCGACCAGTTGGGGAAATTCCTGTCGTCACTGTTCGGCACACCGAATACCACTGGTGCCAACCCTTACACTCATGAATTCACTGCCAGTGGTTCACCGCTCTCCCCTACCACTCTCACCATTTGGCAGAGAGAGCACTACCAGAGCGATGATACAGGGAACCCACCCTTGTATAGGGGATACGGCGGATGCCTGTTCAGTGAGCTAACCATTGACGTAGACGCTCGGACACAGGGGCCGTTGCTGGTGACACTCGGTGGGCTTGCGGCGACCCATATCCTGCACAACAGTCAATCAGCAACGGGAATGAATAGCGCATTCAGTGCATCTTTGCCGTTCTCCACGACACGGGCGCAGCTAACAGTGCGGGACAGCAGCGGTAGTACACCGGCTTGGACGGCTGAGATTGAGCAGCTTCGGATGCGGTTGCTCCGGGGCGGTGTCGCACCACGCACAGGCTTTCGCAACAAGGCAATTGCCAGGGGTTATGCTATGCACCGGCGCGTGCATCTTGTGGAACTATCCATAGTCGCCTACCGTATCGGTATGCGCCCTGTCAAATTGGTATTGGGTCAATCTGAAGGTGCTAGTTTCCCACTCTTGCCGCAGCCCACTGTGCAGCGATATAGTCCGAGCAGTGGGCACGCACTAACGATTGAGTTCACTAGCTTGCAAAACTCACAGCACAAGCTAGTCATCGCTACAGCAAGCTTCGCATGGATTGAGCATTCCGCCGAAAGTGGTGGCGCAGACCCCATGATGGACACATTCATACTTGTGCCTTTGGCAACCAGTGGTGGAACCACACTATCAGCAGTGACACTAGTGAATGCAAACAGTTCTGAACCTGGTGCAGCAGGCACACCACTAACTATTAGTGACACCGGCATCTACTCACCATACTAATCAGGAGGGATTGCATGGCAAAGCGCACACCGATGGATTTAGACAGCGTTACAGCAACGGGTACACCGATTGGCAATTTGCTGTTTCGGCCTCTGCCCATACGCGCAGCAAATGAGCTAACGAAGCTCATTCAGGAACACCTGAAAGAGGCAGCCAATGTCATCTTGCTTACACCTCATGCCTTTGTAAAGGTGTTTCCGCAAACCGGTGAATCCGACATGGACGTTGCGACTGCAGCTGAGTTTCGGCGTGGTTACGCCCGTGAACACGCAGACGTTCTCACTCAGTTTGTCGCGCAGTATTCTGGTCATCCAGTAGAGGCAGTGGAGCAGCTGACAACATCAGAACTGTTGCAAGCTCTGGATATCATGCTCGAGAACCCTTTTTAGCGAAGCTGGGCGAGGGAGCAAGGAGTTATGACCCGATGGACTGGGGCAAAGTATATGCACACGTGCGAGCAGTATACCATTTAGATGTCGCCGACCTCACCTATGCCCAGCTGCTGGCACTGTTAGAAAACCTGCCGGAGACAGTGGATTTGATACGAGGTTTGTAGGCGATGCCACTCATCTCAGAAGAAGTGCTGTTGCGGGTTCGTGCTGCGTGGCAGGGTGAAGAGGTGCAGCGCGGATTAAGTCGTCTGCAGACCCAGCTTGCTGGCATGGGCAGGACAGTACAGCAAGCTTTCAACCTGTTGCTGCCCACTTCCACACTCGGGTTAGTAGCCGGACTGACTATGGCAACCCGTCAGGCTGTGCAGCTCAGTGCCCAGTTCGAAAAGATGCGCACAGGCATTGCCGCCATCCTCGGCTCCTATGCGGATGTGGTAGATGCACAGGGGCGTGTGCTGAAGGGTGCAGAACGGTTCAACGAGCTGCTTCGCATCTCGCAAGGGTTGATGACCGAAATCCGCAAGGAAGCTGACCGCACCATACTGGAGACCCGGGAGCTGATGGAGTATGTGCAGACAGGGCTCGGTTTCGGTTTGGCGCGGGGACTGACACCTCAGCAGATTGTGCCACTCATCTCCCGCATCGCTGTTGCCGGGCGTGTGATGGGTCTTCCTCAGGGCTATCCGATAATCAGTGAAATCCGTGCCCTTCTAACCGGTGAGAACCTGCGAATGAGTCAAATCGCGCAGGCTGTTGGCATTCGCCAGCAAGATTATGCCCGGTTGCGGGGTGAGGAATTCATTCGGTATATGGAGGAACGGCTTGCCGGGTTTGTTGCGGCATCTGACACCTTCGCCCAGAGCTTTGAGGCACGTTGGAGTACATTCATCAGCAAGATTCAGGAGATTCTGATAGAGGTCGGGGACGCCATATTGCCAGTGCTATCAGAGTTCGCCCAACGCGCTACAGTGGCTATTGAGCAATGGCGCAAGAGTGGAGGGGTGCAGGAGCTACAGAACATCATGCGCTCTGTGATTCAGTTTGTGGTGAACGCCGGCAGCTGGATGCTCAGTCTCGTGAACTGGCTGAATCAGAATAAGGAGATAGCGTCTCTGCTAGGCTTTGCTGGTGCAGGTGCCGCTATCGGCGGAAGAATTGGTGGATTAAAGGGTGCAGGAATTGGGGGTCTACTCGGTGCAGCAGGGTGGTTTGGGCGTGAACTCTGGGGAGCGATAGAGTACCAGTATGCCGAGGACCAATTCATGCGCGACTGGCGGGAACGCATAACTGCCATAGGCGGGAAGGCGACAGGTATCTCAGCCTTTGACCCCCGTCGTCATCGTGTAGCCCCTGCACCATCACTACCGCCAGCACCCAGCTTGCGTGTACGACCCATACCAGCGACGGTAGACACTGCAGCTGAGCGTCGCAGGCAAACACAAGAGCGTCGTGCCCGCATAGCGATGGCGGATTTAGCAGTAGCACAGGCAGAACAAGCACTGCGCCAAGCCATGCGGGAGGCGGCAGAATGGGGCTATGCTCCGGAGATGGTTGCAAAAGCCAAGCAAGCTCTGGAGCGTTGGGCGAATGCACAGCTGGAGAGAGCTAAGGCATCAGTTCACGGTGAAGATGCCCGGCTTGCTACCGCTATCATGGGGCAGACGCAGATAGAGATTGCAGAACGTAGACGACAAGTCTTAGAACAGTTAGAGGAGGGACGCCGACGGTCACTGGATGAGAGCCGACGAGAAGCCGTACGGGCATTAGAAGCCCGTTGGGCAGTGCAGGCTCGGATAGAGGAAATCCGCGAGGCGCAAGTCCGGGACCAGACACGCCGGTTTGTGGAAGCGGTCGGCTACGCGGCACGGACGACTGTTGAGCGAGTTTCACGCTTTGCAGAAGCCATGCAGGTCATCTCGCGGTTGGAGCAGCAGCGGCGAGTTCAGGCAGAACGATTGCTGGGTCGGTTATCAGTAGAAGGTGCTCCGTGGCAAGTGTTTGGGATGCCTGCGGTAGCTGCAGGTGTGATTCGTCCGGCAATACGCATGATGCCAATGGGGGAAATGCTGGTGGCAGCTTCCGATACGATGGCAAGGGCAATAGAAGACTGGCGCGAACGGCAGCAAAGGTTCTGGAGCAGTATGCGCGACTTCATTGTGGATAGTTTGCATGATGCCTTTGTCACCGCTGGAATGCGGTTGGCCCATAGCCTCAAGAGCTGGCGTGAGGCATTCAGCAACCTGTTCCGGACACTGAAGGACATGCTGATTCGGGCAATATTGGAGGTGGTCTATGACCGGGTGATACGTGCAGCTGTTGAGGCATTCGCAGACTGGCTCACTCAGCGGTTAGGTGGAGGAGGGCGCGGAAACACAGGTGCAGCTATTGGTTCTACCTTAGGTGCTGCTATCGGTTCTGCTGCAGGCCCTGTAGGGGCGGCTATCGGCGGAATAATCGGGGGACTAATCGGGGGAAGTTTTCAGCATGGCGGTACAGCGATTGGGCGAAGGATGTATATGGTGGGTGAGGGTGGGCCGGAACTGTTCGTGCCGGGTACAACTGGGGCAGTAATCTCTTCTCAAGCTCTTGCAGATGCCCTTAGCCGTATCAAGGAGCAGCGGAGTGCACGGACGGTCAACGTTTTCGTGAACCACACCACAGAAGCTGACTTAGCCCGCCGAATTGGGCGAGAAGTAGCACACAGTCTTCGGGGAGTGTGGTAGCATGTTTCTCAAGTTTCAGCCGGAGAATGCCCCTGAAGTGGATTTGACTGACCATGTGGATGTGGTACCGTCCCTGGTCTTCCGGCGGAATGATTCTTCAGTAGGGGGTGGCATCCATCATCCTTCAGCCATGTTGGGCGGGGCATTCACAGAAGCGTTTGAGGTTTCGGCAGAAGGAGTATTGTTCGCTACCTCATACAGCGACCTTCGCTCCCGTGTTGCCAGCATCTTGCGGGGACGCAAGGGGTACCTGCTGATGGAGAACGACCGACGCACTCCGGCACAGCTGGTGGAATGCCGGATTGAAGACTGGCAGCACGGTCTGAATCTGGCACAGCTTCGGTTGCACTTCTTGTGTGCTGGATATGCAGAATCTGTCTCGGAGACCGTAGCCACCCAAGTTTCCAACGGCTGGCAGGTCAACAACACAGGTGACCTCCCAGCTCCCGTCTACATTGGAGGCACCTTCGCCAGCACCCAATCTGGGCAGAAAGTGCTGTTTCTGGGTGGAGTCTCACCTGATGGACGAACGCAACGGCTACTTCAGTTCCAGGGCGATGTACAAGCAGGTGATGGACTCGACTTTGACGCTGGTGTGTACGGTTTGAACTTCCAGTTCAACGGAGGCTATCGTCCAGATTTGCTACGTGCAGGCTTCCCATTCTTTGCACAGGTCGGCACCAGTGTCATCTCTTTTTCCTTTGTGCCGAGTAACAGTTTCTCCAGCCGTTCTCTGCTATTTCGGCGCAGGTGGCTGATGCTATGAGTGTCGGTATTGACTATGAGTTTCGTCGTCCTTTCGATGGCAGTCGCATTCCGGTTGTCGCGCCGCTGAGTGGGCACATCCAGATTGAGTATAATAGGTTGTCCGTGGACCGGATTATTGTCTCGGTACCGCTACCCCCACGTGGTGAGCTGACCCCAGACTTTGTGCCGTTCACGGAGCTAACTCTTTATGTTCAACCAGAAGGCGGTGAAAGAATGCCATTCGCTCGGGGATGGCTGATGCGCCGGATAATCACCCCGACACTAGCAGTCTATGAGTTCGGTGGAGCGCGACGGTTGCTCAATCTAGTGAGTGTACAAGCCATCTTCACACCGACCCAGACGATAGACCGGGCAGTGAATACCATCATTCAGAGGGCAAAAGCAGTTCTTGCTAGTACCACCAACGGGGTGAATATTACTGACTGGGAAGTGCGAGGTGGTTTTGACCGTCCTGCCCCATTTCTGCAAATGCTTGCGCCGACGACAGCCACATACTTGATTGAGGAGCTGGAACACACCTTCGGTAACGGGTTGGTGGTGACATTCGGGTTCTCACCGTCATCTACAAGTGCTTTTCAGGTTCGGGCACAGGGTCAGCCCCAAGAGATTGTGCTCCTGGACGGGCAGGTGAATGAATGGGACGAGCAGTATGACAGAATCGTCAACCGCATCCGATTCCTGATGAGCAATCCCGTCAACCGCAATGCCATACCCAATCCGGACTTTGCAGATGTGATATTGTCGTCCTCTGGAGGTGAGAGGCAGAACCTCGTACCTAACCCATCGTTTGAGACCATGTGGGCGGATTGGGTTCTACCACCATACCCCGACATCGACTACTCATGGGAGTGGAACTACGGCTACACAGGCAACTACTGCTTCTTCTTCAATGATTGCCATGAGTATAGCGCACAAGGTTGGCTCACGTCTGGTGTGTTTCCGGTGACACCCGGATTGCAGTATGCAGGTGGGTTTGCACTAGGGTGCAGCCCGAATATGGCACAAGAGTGTGGTGGACCTAGCACTGTCAAGGTTCGGGTTCAGATACGAGGATTTGACAGTGCTAATGCACTAACAGAGACTGCGTATGATGCGGAGATTACCGGCATCTTCCACTCCGAGGCACACTGGCACTGGATACCTATTCCCCCGTTTAGGTTCGCGAACAGTGCAACAGTACAAGCGAGGATTCGGTTTAACACCTATCACGGCAAACGGCTATACTTGGATGAAGTGCAGGTCTATCGCCCCTATCAAGCCATTCAGCGCGGCTGGCTGCTGCAACCGGATTCAGGCTCACCTCCGTTGCAACTGGGCACACACTATGACATCGACTGGATGCGCCCGATTGGTGTGAGTGAGGGCAAGCATGTCTGGTTGTCGTTGTCGCTTCCCTCTGGTCGGTGGATAGAGCTTCAGTCTGACATTGGCAGTCTGAGTGCACGTCAATCCAGCTATACAGTAACACTGTTTTCTTCAGGTTCTACTCCAGCGGTCTACGTAGATTGGTACAATGAGCAGGGCAATTTTGTCAGCACAACTATTGCCTCAATGAATGTGCAGGACAATGTAGATGAGGACAACATCACCTGGACACGGTACACTTCACAGAACTTGTCTGTGCCTGCCGGGTCTGTAGCGGCACGGGTACGCTTGGGCTGGCAAGCTGTCAGCGGTGAGACGAGAATACGGTGTGTATTGCTAGCACCGTCTGCTGAAAACAGACCGTACCGGTATGGATATGCAGTATCGGCAGAATACCGGGCAGGGAATGTGATATACACCGGGGATGCAGACCCTGAGCTCAAGGCAGAAGCACAGGATTCAGAGACAGTATTCGGTGTGCTACCAGTGGTGAGGCAGCGAGACAGTGTGGTGGATGCAATGAGTGGAGAGATGCAAGCAGCAGCAGAGTTTTTGCAGTTTGCCGTTCCTGAAAGGCGGATTGAAGTGAGCGGAGCCGATTTAGACTGGAGATTGCTATACCCGCACCGTTATCGATTGCGTATACCTACAGTGTTGGCACGAACACTCGTTCTGCAGCGACTGGTGATTCACCCCGGTGGGCAGTGGGAAGCCACCCTCGGCTCCTCACCGCCCGACTTGTCCAACCTGCTGCACTACCTGCTAGTGAAGAGCTTGGAACAGCAGTAAACCCGCAAGCAGCAGCAGTACCGCGAGAATGAGGTACTCGAGGTACTCGGTGAAGCCTTTATCCTTGTCATGGTGCTGTCCCAATTCGATTTCTTTCAGAATCTGCCTCGCTACCGGGTGTAGCCAGCGCCCACACAGCGCACACCGGTCAGGGTCATAAGCCGATGGGGCGATTCTGCTGCACTGGCATAAGCTATGCAGGCGGGTCTTCATCGTCTCCCTCCTCTCCTTCCACTTCCCTCAGGGAGTCCTCGTCTAGGTTCACCCTGGCGAAGCTGAACACTTCGTCGGGGTCAAACCGGTAGACTCTCCCTACCTTCAGCACCGGCAGCTCCCTGCGCTCTATCAGCTTGTAGATGGTTATCGGAGCCAGGTTGAGCATTTGCGCCAGCTCATTCACGGTGAGCAGCTTCTTTTTGTTTGCGTTGTTCATGTTTCACCTCCTGCCATTCTCGGTCATGTTAGTATCTCAAGCGCATTCGCCGACAGCATCACCTCACTGTCGGCAAGTCCGGCGAGCGAGCGTGGGGCGTTGTCAATGTAGACTACGAATAGCCGCCACCCTCGCTCCTGTTTATTCCGCAGTATCGCCTCGGCGATGTCGGGCGATACATTGTCCTCGCCATCGGTCACCACCACCAGGTCAGCATTCTCCCTCTCCGCCAGCACTTGCAGCGCATACTGCAAAGCCATGTCAAAGCTCGTGCCACCCCCGAGTTGCTGGCTAGCCCACAGCAGAATGTCGTGAGCTGGGTGTATCTCAGTAGAGAAGCTTGCCAGATGGCAACTCCGCGAAGCATCTTGCTCTATCGTCTGCTTCACCAGCAAGGCGAACGCCTTCGCCAGCTGCACCCGCTCACCCGACATACTCCCTGACTCGTCTACGAGAACCACCGCATCACCACGTGCTAGCTTCCGCTTGCTCACTGTCTGCCTCTCGTAGACCATCAGAGACTTGTCTACATAGCGGGAGAGCCAGAGCAGTTCCAGGTCTAGGTCATCCAGAAAGGCGTACTCGGCAGGCAACTGGTTCAGCAAGTCATCTCCAAGCGTTATCCCTGTGGGAAGCACCACCCGGTCAATCTGTTGCGCCTGTAGTGCTGCAGCCTGTTCCCGGAGTCTCCCATAGAGCTTTGCCAGCTCCACAGCGGCTCGCCTCGCTGCATCTGGCAACGAGAGAGCCAGCTTCAGGAACTGCGCTCGCTCATCGCCTGCCTCTGGGGCAAGAGCAAGAATCTGCTTGGCATCTGCAGCTTCCTTCTCAGCAGCTGCGACCGCACGACGCACCCGTACTGCCAGCTTCAGCTGCTCCTTCTCTGCTTCTTCCTCCCCGACCCTCCCTTCTTTCTGCTGTTGCTCCAGTTCCTTGTGCCGGTCATAGACCGCCAGCAGGTCAGGGAGTAGCCGGTCGGTGGCGATGCCCGCCACCTCATGCTCGAGCATCGCCACATCATGGAGTTCTTTGTAGCTAGCACTGCCGAGTGCTTCCCCGACGACAGCGTGCCATGCCCTATCCGGGCACTGCTCCACCAGCCTGGGCATCGTCTCATAGAGCATAGAGAATACATCCTGAGCCTGCAGCTGCCTGTCTTCTGGCGGTGGGGAGACCAGCTGCAACTCTCGCGCTAATTGAAAGCCTGCTTTCGCAATCGGGGAAGACTCAATCGCCAGCACTGGGTTTCACCTCCTGTAGCAGCGCATCATATATTCGGAGAGACTGGTCAATGTACTGGCCTACCCTGTCCTTTCCCATTCTCTCCATCGCTTTCACCGCAGTTTGAATCCGAGCTGCGACCTGCAGCTTCTCGGCGAACGTCTTGGCGCCAGCATAGGCCTCCTCAATCTCTTTCACCATCGCCCGTGCCTGCGCCACTTCGGGCATCGCCAGGTCGTATAGGCGAGCCTCGAGCTTCAGATAGCCCTCACGCCCGCTTTCTGGCTGCCACAGCACAAACCGAGCCACCAGCAGGTCACTAGCGTCCGCAGCTGGCTTCCCCTGCATCGCTGCGTGCCATCCGATGAGCTTCGCCAGCTTCACCCAGCGACGGTCAGAGATAGTTCCATCAAGCTCTTGGCGCAGCTGCGCAAGCAGGGGGAATACGGACGTCGGGTCGGCGGGAGATGCAGGGACTACCGGCGGGACGACTTCTGACCCTGAACCCTGAAGCATCTGGAGAAATCCGGTTTGAGAGACATACCCGACGTATGACCGCAAGGTGAACCGGTCGGCGAATGCTTCCAGTCCATTCTGCGGATACTCATTGCTCGCTCCGACCAGCATCCGCAAGGGCAGCTGCAGCTGCTGAGTCGGCGAGATGAGCAGTCGCCGATACTCCATCGCATCCAAAAGCGTATTCAGTATCGCGGAGTTCGCCTTGAACACCTCGTCCAGGAATACAATCTCCGCGGTAGGAAGGAACCCGGTTACCACACGCTCCACACGACCTGCCTTCAGAGCTGCAATGTCTACCGGGCCGAGCAGCTCATCCGGCGTGGTGAACTGGGTCAGCAGCCGGTGAAACACCGGCACTGCCACTGCCTTCGCGAACTCTTGCACCAGCGCAGTCTTCGCTGTCCCCGGAGGGCCGAGCAGCAAGCTGTGCTCACCAGAAACCCATCCGAGAGCGAGCATCTCCAGAACATCATCACGCTCCACGAACTTCATTTCGTTGCACCTCCTAATGCTTGTCGTCGCTCTTCGAGAGCCTGATAGAGAGCCTTCTCAGCGGTCTCTAGCTGTTTCCGTAGCTCGTCGGAGTACAGGTTGAGAACATCGGCATACACCCGCGCCTCCTGCACCAGTCCACCGACCTTACCGGCTACCGACTCCAGGCTCTGTGACCGCTTGAGAGTTGCGATGGTCTCCCGCAGCTGAGCGACCATCTCCTCAAACATCTGTGCAACCGGCTGCAGCAGGCTCGCTTGCTCTACTGGCTCACCAGCTACATAGAATATGGTGAGATGCCCCTGGACCGTATCGATTACACTGCGAATGGTATCCAGGAGCGAAGACTTGTGCTGTGGGATGAAGTATGAGCCTCCTGCTTGCCGGAGCGGGGGACAGAAATGGTAGCGCATGTAAGCTGCGAGTGCTACCCCCACCACTGTAGGCTGCATGGCGGGCAGTGTTTCTGTTTTCACCGAGCCATCGATGGAGAACTCGGTGACACTCACCAGCTGCTCAGCGTCAATCGTGATGTAGGCGATGACCTTTTCCTCAGCCGTCGGGGGGACAGACTCGATGACGATATGCTTGACCACGGCATACCGCCACCTCTTCCCATCCCGCTGCACCTGCTTCAGGAATGTCCCCGCTTCAAAGTGCCGTCGCAAGACATCCTGCGACGCCTGAGACGCGATATTGCTCGCCCAGAGATTGATTGGGCTGAGCACCCCGTCCTGCTGAATCTTCAGCACCCGGTGGGCAGGGACACTTCTCGGAAGGTCCCAGCCGACGACGCATCCAATTCTTTGCATGTTGCACCTCCTGTGTTATGTCTTTCTACACTTTTATTATACATAATGCGCCACAAGAAGTCAATAGGATTCGGGGGGGGGTTTGAAAAAAAAATTGCAAAAAAATTCTCGTGCGATAGCGGAATCCGACCGCAACTATGCGCTGGCGCAGTTCGTGAGCGCGTTGGAATTGGAGCGGGATATGCGTAGAAGGCATACAAGCTGCCCTTCTTCTTTCCCGAGCGACCACCACAGCCCATCTGCGTTGCATTTTTGGCATTTCCGCGCCCTTCCCGCCCAGCCGGGCCATAAAAAAATCCCGCCCGAAGGCGGGAATGGGATTGGTGGAACTATCGCGCGATAACATCCGGCCCGGCGAGAATGTCGGGCCCGGTGAGCGCGAAATATTTGTCAAACTCTTCCAGTGCAGCCGGCTCTTCGCCGGCCATATTGCGCAAGGACTCCGCGATTCCCTGCGCTTCCAAGTCAGTCGGCTCCTCGGCGACGATTAAGAGCCGAGCGAGCCGTGCCCAATCCCGTGGCTCGGCGCGGTAACCTTCCGCGCCTACCACGATGCCATCGGCCAAGGTGGCTTCGGCGTATCTGACACCGTGCTCGTAGCGCACGGTGCTCTCGCCCGGCTTCAAGCGGGCGATTGCTTGCGACTTGCCGCCGATGTAGACCGCCAGTGCGCCGTCTTGATATAGCGGGCCCAACACGCCGTAGCCCGCCGGGCCCTCGGCAATCCAGCCGCGGGCAACGGCGTAGCCGGGCAACAGGTGGCAGAATGCAAACAGCGACGGGCAGACATTCCAGACTTCGGGCAATGCGCCGTCTGGCAGTTGACCCCATGCGTGGTTGGCCCATCTGGCTAGTCGCCATGCCCGCACTACGCAGTTGTAATCTTCCCATTTGCCGGTTGGCAGTATCATCTTTCTCCTCCTTCTGACCCCGCCCTGCTCGTCAGTCCCCCCGCCGGCGGGGTATTGGGTTTTGGGGGGAGACCCGGCTACCCAATGGGCAGCACGGGTTTCGCTTTATTGCGTCGGCCGCTCCACTCACTCATCTGCGCGAAGCTCTTCTATCAGATTGGCCAGTTGCGCCCCCTCGAAAGTGAGCGTCGCGCGATAGTACTGTTCGTCGTATTGCAGTCCCGTCGCGGGATGCTTGGGGCGTTCCACCTCAATCAAGTCAGCCGCTTCCAATTCCCGCCAGTAGCGAAACGCTTCAGTGAAATGTTTGCCGTTCTCCGTTCGTTCGACGAATCTGCTCAGCTCCGCCAGTGCTTCACGCGCCTGCTCGGAAATCCGATACACGTCTGCGACATTGTAGAGCCACATCCTTTGCCACTTGCGAGCCTGCACTTTCCCGCTCTTGCGCCACCAGTCGACCTGGTGTCTTTCCAGACCGGTCAAAGCCCTGACCTGTTTTGCACTTAGCCACATTGCCGTTACCTCCTTCACCCCGCCCATGCTCATCAGTCCCCCGACGGCGGGGTTTTGTTTTCTTTCTACACTTGTATTATACATAATGCGCCACAAGAAGTCAATAGGATTCGGGGGGGGTTTGAAAAAAAAATTGCAAAAAAATTCTCGTGCGAGTGTGGTAGCAGTAGGGGAACAGCGGGCTACCGCAAGGTCTTGCGCCAGCAGCACATCACATGCCCCTTGCGGGACTGCGTGTATCCGACATTCTCGTAGCCAAGGGACAGGTAGAAGTAGTTCGCCGGGTTGCCTACCGCGCACAACAGCTCAGTCGCTTCCATGCCAGAGCTTGCAGCTAATGATTCAGCCGCAGCCATCAGAGAAGTCCCTACCCCTCTTCGGCGATAATCCTTGCGCACGGATATCGCCCGAATCTGAAGAATCTTCGTCGCGGGGTGAATCCCGAATACCAGTATCCCAACCAGCTCACCAGATTCCTCGTCAATAGCCACCAACACCCTGCGACTTCTCAGCCAGCTTACAACAGCACTAAGGTACACCAAGCCGAATGTGCCTTGCTCATTCAGTAATTTCTGGATAGCATATGGGTCATCGCCTTCGGCGAACCGAATCACGACGTTCGCTGCTTGTATTCGCTCGTTCATCTCTTGAGAATCCTCACAATCTGCTCCCAGTCTGATGGACGCCATAAGTAGCACTCCACGCCCGGACAATTCTGCAAGAGCTTGACCCACACTTCTTGCGACGAAGAGACTTGCCCTTTCTCCGACTTGAGCTCGGCGAAAATCACCCGAGGTGGTCGGACCAACACCAAATCGGGGAAACCGGAAGGCGAGTGCAAACTATGCCACGTGTGGTAGTCTGCCCAACCCATCAGCCGCGCGTAGTCCCGCACTGCTTGCAGGAAGTCGCGCTCTGGCACATGATATCCACGTGAGTCAGAGAATGGTGACCCAGTATCACGCCTGCTCCTGCTCATTGCTTCAGTGTCCTCTCACTGGTGATGCATTTTGCACTGATGCATTTTCAGTGACCAATCCGCCGTCGCATTTTCCCCGAAGTCCGTGGCTCTCTCCCCTTCTTCCGGCATCTCTCTCAGGCCCACTCGCTGCCACCTATCAAAATCATATAGCCAGTTCCGGATTTCGTCAGCCTGTTCGGGTATCAGCGGGCGGCACTGCAGGGATAGCTGCAGGGATTCCGTCAGCGGGAGAACACTAGTGTATCCGCACTGCTTGCCACTGGCGTCCGACCCAGTGCAACGCAGAACAAGCGCAATCAGCTCTACTTCCTGTTTCTTCGCAGTGTCCCATGCCGTATACAGCACGGCATCGTAGACCCCTAAGTGGCTGCTGCAGTACCTGCACGACAGCATCCGACCGTTGACCAATATCCGCTGACCGACGTACCTGCGCTTATACGCCATGATAGTAGCCGTGTCCATCCTCTACCTCCTTGCTCTTCAGTAGCTCTAGCACTGACTTTATCTGCTCTATCCCTTGTATTCCAGCCTGCCGGTAACACTCACGAGCATCATCGCGGTCAAAGACTGAGACCGCTTCCTGCACAATCTGCGGAGTAGTGTATCTCCTCGGTAGTGCGACGTCTGGCTGCGCTCTTACCCGCTCCCGCTCAGGCTGGCGCGAACCTTCGGCGATTGACCGGGCAAGTGACCAGTTCGTCAACACCCAACGGAGCGTGCACTTGTCTGGGTCTCGTGCGTTCGCGCGGCACCGACGCCACGTGTCCTCTATCTGCTCTAGCGTAAGACCTCCATCGGACGCTGGTTGCCCGACCGACTCCCGCACGTACCGCAAACAGCTGCGAACCTCAGAAGGCGGGGCATGGGAGCCAGTGACGCGAGCGATGATTCCAGCAACCTGCTGGTATAGCCCCGGTTGCCGTTTCTTCGCTGCATGTTCATCGTCCCCTGTTTTCTTCACCAAAAGGGTCGGGGACGAAACTCTCACCCCCATTGCCGAACGGCAATCAGTCGAAGACTGTACTTCATTCTCTGTTGTACTCTCTGTAGTACTCTCTGTAGTACTCTCTGTATATAGTTTCGGCGATTCGGGGGTACTAGTTTCCCGATTTTCGGGGTACAAGTTTCCCGATTTTCGGGAATCTAGTTTCGGCAAATCGGCGAAACTAGTTTCGGCGAATTCCGGAAACAAGTTCGGTGTCTCCCCGTCTTGGTTGAACTCACCATCGCCTCCGCCGTCCTGCTGTTCATCTTGTTGGAACTCAAGGTCTTCCAAGAATTCCTGCAGCGCACGCAGGTCAAAGAAGTACCATGTCCGGGCAGGTAAGCCCTTGCGTTCAACCTGTACGAACGGAAGGGAACGCAACCTTGCCTTCGCTGCCTCAATTTCGCCAGCAGAGCATCTGGTCTCTGCCCGAAGCTGCGCATCCGTCTTCCAGAAGCTGGCGCAGTCGTCGCTATCAGCGCAAGTGTTTGCCCAGTATAGTAGCTGCGACAAGATTACCCCGCCAGCGACACTACCCATCACGTCGGCGAACACCGGATGATAGGCAATAGGTCGTCTCAGCAAGTGTCTCATCAGTTTCTGGCTCATCGCTCTGTCCCCCTTTTTGCGTTGTTTGCGTTATTGTGGTATACTGTAGCTGCCAACCTTCCTGCAAGGTACTGGGAGGCACTGGTGCGTGTTGTCGGAAAAGGTTCGTTGCACCTCCACCCTCCTTTTTGCGGTGCTTTGCTTGGCTGTGATGCCCGGTGAATGCCGGGCATCAATTTCTGTGCTACTTCGGTAAAGACCGCGTTCATGTCTGATGCCTCCCTATATTTTCTTTGGTAGCACTCCGGGCGGGGCAGCGTCCCGACGGCTTGCGTTACAACGCCTGTGCGTTGCCCCGCCCGTGTCTGCAGCCTCGTCGTCCCGCGACGATTAGGCAGACAGCCTATATCCGAGAACAGCCAGTGCTTTCCCGACTTCTTGCCGAGAAAGCGAATCGGCTTCCGCGAGCGAAGTCACTACCTGCCGGACATCAGCCGTTGCGTCGTTCTCACTAGCCCAGTTCGCCAGCTCCTCAATCTCGTCATCGGTCAGTCCAGCCTGACGCAATAGGCGGACAGTGGACACAGGTTTTTTGCTGGTGTTCTCTGCTGGTGGTAGCTTGGTCGGTTGCTGCGACTGAGCGGGTTGAGCGGTGTTCGCTGGCGGGGGCTGTACCGCTTCTATCTCTGGCATGTCTTCAAGGTCTTGCGTGAATAGGTCAGACAGGGCGAACGCTTTGACTACCGCGTCGACCATCGCTCGCTTCGCCGCCATCTTGAGAATCGTGTTTTCCAGCTCGCGCGGACGGTTGGCATAGTTCGGCTCTGCCGTCGACGCCACCCCAATCCCGGAGCCGACGAACAGACCCGTTGAGCGGTGACGGATTTCGCAGCGCACCACATATCGGTAGAATCCGCGGGCTGTCAAGGTGGAGCCGTGCTTGCTCACGTAAGTGGTCTCCCGGTCGTGGTCTACTTCTGCTTCAAGGATGGTGAAGTCCGACGAGCAGTTGTGGAGATAGAGAATCTTCTCGGCTCCGGGCTTCAGCAAGACCGGGCGTTCGGTGTTCCGGAGAACTGCATAGTCCGTGCCTTCCACCAGAAACGACCGGGAAAGGTCGTGGAGCAGCTTCCGCTGGGACATCCACTGGGCGAGAATCGCAGGGTCAATCTGGAGAAGCGAGGTCTGCTGCGTGTTCTCGTCCACAGTTGCGATGGAAGGGGCAGTGCTAGTCTGAATCGGCTGATTCGTGTTGCTCATGGTGTTGCACCTCCATTTCGTCTGTATTCAGGTCGTTGTTAAAGGTTGAGTCCACCAGTACCGGGTAGCCGTACCGGCGGTAGGCGTCTTCCATTGCTCGTTTCCAGCTGGCATAGCCGTCACGGGTAGCTCCTAGCAGCCATCGTGCATGTTTCTGCGGCATCGCGTGCGATGCCAGCCATACGCACAGGTTGCGAATGCTGTCTGCGCTTCCGTGCGCGTGCTCTAGCCAGTGAATTGCCAGCTGTCTGGTGAGAAATGGAAGACTCCTGTTCGTTCTGCGGTCTTCCATACTACCACCTCCCTGATTATTATTATAAAGGAAATGCAACCAAATAGTCAAATGATGCAAGTTCTTGCGTCAAAAATATAGAGAATATTAAGAGACATCAAAAGATATTAAAGGTAGGCAGTGTGCGGAACCGAAAAGAGCAGCGGCGGAAGGAATCGGTAGACAAGCAGCGAATTCTATGGTATACTAGTGATTCGGGGGAAAAGATGATGGGAACGGTCGTACTGCTCAGTGGTGGGCTTGACAGCGCGGCAGCAGCAGCTTTTGCTCGCAGGTTCTTCGGTGACCCTACCATCGGGTTGTATGTGAACTATCATAGTGTGCATCGGGAGCGCGAATACCGGAGCGCACGGAAGGTGGCGAAGGCTCTCGATATCCCGCTCTACACTGCCGAAGTGAGCTACCCCGACGCTGTTGACAGTCCCCTGCTGGCACGACCTGGAGCGTTGACCAGAATCGCTACGGGGAACCTGTGTATTGTGCCGATGCGGAACGCTATCCTGCTGAGTCTCGGTGCAGCTCTCGCCTACTCCTTGAAAGCAACCTTTCTGGTGTATGGTGCCCACACTGCAGACGAATTCGGGTATCCCGACTGCCGACGTCAATTCGTGGAAGCCATGCAGGAGACCGTGCTACAATCACTTGACCAGCCAGTTCAGTTATCTGCGCCTTTGCTGTTCCCGGAGGAGACCGTGGAATTCCTTCAAGATAACGGGTACGACATTCGGTTCTTCCGCTCGCTGCTGGATAGGAAAGACATACGAGTTGATGTAAAGGGGAAAGCGTTCAGCTTGCTGATGCTCGATGCGCTCGGTTTTTCCGAGTTGATTCCGCTCACGCATTCTTGCTACGCGGGGGTAGGAGGCGGGTGTGGAGAGTGTGCTACATGCCGACTCCGCAACGAAGCAGCGAAGGTCTACGCCGAAATCAAGGGTTGAAACTGGTATGGAGTTATACAGTCCTTTGCTGACGACTGGAAAACCATTCGCACGGCATGAGATTGAGAAAATCCCCCCAGAATTAGCGAAAAAGGTTATTCGCAATGTGCAGGCTTGGGTGACACGGGCAATGGAGCTGCCGGTGAACCTGTGGATGACGGTGACTGCCAAGAAAGAGAATACGCTGCTCGACCAGACGTTCAAAAGGGCAGTGAACTGGCGGGCTGATATGGCAGGTCTCCGTGAAGAGTGGTATCAGTGGTTCGACCGAATGGAGCACACACCAGTGAATCTCGCTGTTGATTCCGGTGTATTCGGTATGCTGCTGCGCCAAGACCCGATGCCACTGCTGAAGTCGCTTCGGTGCAGCAACCTAGAGGAGTATTGCGGGTATTACGCCGAATTCATTCGCAAGTGGAGTGCCCGAAGTCTTAGAAGCTTCTTCTACATTGAGATGGATGTGCTGGCAGTGCGGGGCTATTCCTACGCGCAACAGCTTGCATTCCGACGACGTTTGCGAGAGGAGACCGGTATCCCGCCAGTCCCAGTATATCAGGCAGTTCTCGCGCCGACGACGGTCTGGGTGGAAATCTTGGAGAATGAGTCTCCCCGTGTAGCTATCTCTCTATCTGCCTTCCGAATAGGGTATCGGGAGTCTGACCTGCTCCGGCGACCAGAAACCTACGCCTACCTGCGGGTGTTGTACCGGATGGCACGACAGGCTAATAAACAGGTGCACCTGCTTGGAGTATACCCAAGCCTGAAGAAGATTCAACAGTCGGGACTCGTGTGCGATAGCTGTGACACAGCGGCTCATTGTTATCATACCCATGTCCGAAGGGTAGCTTACCGGAACTCCGACGGCAATGTAACAATGCCGGACTTCCCGAAGAAGCGGAACTGCATCAAGCACACATTGTCCGATGTATATATCTCAGCACTTGCCGAGCTAATCCGAGAAACGAGAGCTTGTCGGGCACTCGTGGAACCAGAAATTATAGCGGAGGGTCACGGAAATGGATAGAACTATTCCTGTGCGGTGCAAGTATTCAGAGTTGCTCAGCATCGATGAGCTGTCGGACTTCCAGAGAGCGTCAAAAGCCCGCACTGAGCAGATGCTCAAACGGCTCCGAGAGAGCATCATCCGGCTAGGGTTTGCCTTCCCGGTATTCTTCTGGCGCAGTAGTGCGGGTCGCTGCTGGACACTGGACGGACACGGTAGGTTGAAAGTGGTAGCCGAGCTGCTGGCTGAGGGGTACCGGTTTCTGCTCCCTGATGGGAGCACCACTGAGAAACTGCCCTGCTTAGAGGTAAGAGCGGATAACCGCAAGCAGGCTTACGAAATGCTCTTAGCACTAAATTCGCGCTACGGGGTGTTCAGCGAGAACGGACTCATCGCTCTTGCCCGGAATGACATGGAGTTTGCGCAGGCTCTTCAGGACGCTTCGCAGATATATGCTGAGCTACCAGATGTCGATACTGATGTGCTGCTCGCCGTGCTGCGGGAGAGTGAGCAGACGGTCGCCGAAGCATTCCGACGCCGTATGTTTGAATCGGCGGGCGTCGCGGTTGATGAAGAAGAGAGCGGTGAGCTGAAAAAAGAAGCAGGTGATGGGGAGACCCTGTCGGGGATGAGGCTTCCAGCCGTGAATACGGGAGAACGTGTTGACAATCACCCGCAGTGCCCGGTGTGCGGAGTGAAGCTGATGACTGTATTCGATAATGGGCGATGGGTGCTGGTGGCAATCGCGAGTTCATCACAGGACGATTCTCAGGAGGCAACCGATGTTAATCACGGTGACGAAGCGCTTTGACTTTGCAGCGTCGCATCAATTGCCGTACCATCAGGGGCAGTGTCGTTTTCTCCACGGGCATAACTATGAAGTGGTGGTCGGGGTGCGTTCTCACTGTTTGCAGACGGAAGGCCCGTCAGCGGGGATGGTGGTGGATTTCGGCGACTTGAAGGCTCTGGTGAAACCGCTGATTGCTAAGCTAGACCACACGCATCTCAACGACTGGCTACCGAATCCGACTGCCGAGAATATTGCGGGGGCGATTCTGTGCTATGTAGCTGCTAATTTCCCGTATCAGTGGGTGTCTCTGTTCGTGGCTGTAGAAGAAACTCCTGGTGTTTCGGCATACGTGGAAATCTCCTATGACGAATGGGAGCAGTTTCGGCAGCAGATTCCAGTGGAGTGGCAATTCGTTGGGATGGCGACCGAAAATAGCGACCGGGAAAGCAAAAACCAGCAAGAGGTCGTACCGAAGTGAAGCCGATTCCTGAAGAGAAGCTGAGCTTGCCGAATTCAGGCTCATACTTAGTGAAGGAAATCTTCTACAGCGTGCAGGGTGAAGGGGTACTTGCCGGAATACCGATGGTGTTCCTGCGTTTCTCCCTGTGCAACCTGCGGTGCACGGTTGCCACCACCGGGTTTGACTGTGATACTGACTTTGAGGGCGGGCGGGAGATGACTATCAAGGAGATTCTCCAAGAGCTTGCACCATATCCGTCGCGGTACTTGCTGATTACAGGGGGAGAGCCGACCTTGCAGCTGGACGAAGAACTGGTCGCTGAACTGCTGAAGCACGGGTATCGGCTGTGCCTTGAGACCAATGGGACGAAGCCGGTGCCGCTCCGCGACCAGTGGCATTGGATAACGGTCTCACCGAAATCAGCGTGGCATACCATCCGTGTTCGAGACCCAGATGAATTGCGTGTTGTGCTTGCACACGCGATGGCTCTGCCCAACATTTCCGACATCCCTCTTCAAGCCAAACAGTATGTGGTCAGTGTCCGGTTTCAGCCGGACGGTGGTATCGCTCCCGAAGACATGGAGTGGGCGATTGAGCAAGTCAAACAACATCCAGAATGGAGGCTCAGTTTGCAGTGGCACAAGCTGGTGAAAATCCGGTGACTGTGAATCTGCACGGTGCAGCGCAGGACTTTAGAAACGCCTTCTATTGTCTCGGCATCCGGCTTCCAGAAGAAACTCCCTATCGGATAGCCAAAGCTTGGGCGGAAATGCTTGCAGGATACCGTGAGGACTGGCGACAATACTGCAAGAGATTTAAGCTGGATGACATAGACCAGTTTGACGGCGACGAGCCTTTTTTCATCCCGCTGGATTTTAGCCAGACCAACCACCAGGTGGAAATAAGGTGCAGCTTCGTGTCTATCTGTGAGCATCACGTTCTACCTTTTGAAGGTGAAGCGGTCGTGCGCTATGGTATCAGTGACGGGCACGTGTTGGGAGCCAGTAAGGTGGTGCGTATTGTCCAATCGCTAGCACGCCGCTTGCAGCTACAGGAGCGGTTGACAGCGGAGATTGCCCAAGCTATTGCAGAAGCAGTCAATCCCATGTGGGTGGAGGTGGAAACGGTCGCCACACATGCCTGTATCCGCTGCCGTGGTGTACGGGATTCGTCTGCCGAAATGCGGTGTGTGGCTACTTGGCAGCGACACCAAGAAGATACACTATGAGACAGCAGAATGGGTGATGTTTATGCCGTATAAGCGGATTCCACCGGGGGCTCGGCGCAAAGTGTTGGAAGCACTGGCTCAGGGTGCGAGTATATCCGGGGCTGCTCGTATCGCCGGTGTTGCCCGTGCGACCATCTACCGCTGGATGGAGAAAAGTGCCCGGTTTGCTCAACAGGTGGCAGATGCATATGAGGAAGGAACAGACCACCTTGAGGATGTTGTGCTGCGGATGGCATTAGAGGGCAATACTCAAGCAGCCATCTTTCTCCTCAAAGGTCGCCGACCCCAGAAATGGAGGGAGCGTGTGCAGGTAGAGCATACAGCAGCGGAGGACTTCCTACGTGACTTCGGCAATATTATCCAAGAGCTCGAGCGAGCTGCGGCGTGCCCTCCAGAAACTAATGCAAACGAAAGGGCAGGAGGCACGCAGTGAACTGGCAAGCAGTCTATTTCGAATGCGGTTTCATGGTGGACAGCGAAACATGCTGAACAGACTGTCTCCGGCAGGGAACCGCAGCCATGACACCACTATTTTAGCAACTGGGAGACGCTGGGGTAAGACACTGGTTTCGGCTATAGACCTGCTGCTATACGCTCTGTGTGTGCCTAACAGTAGCCAGTGTGTCACCTCCATCTCGCTAGACCAGGCATCTATCAGCTTCTCCTACATTCTTAGTGTGCTCGAGAAGATACCGTTTCTGCAGGCTTGTGCCTTACCGCCACGCTTTTCTCCCTTCCCGACGTTGCAGTTCCGGAATGGCAGTACCATTACCATCCGGAGTTCATCGGGTAGGGGCAAGTTCCTGCGAGGGCATTCTTTTCACAGAGTGCTGGTGGACGAAGCGGAGTACGTAGACCCTGCTGTGATTCAGGAGGTGGTCTACATGTCCCTCGCAGACTATGCTGGTGAATTGATTCTTGTGTCTACCCCCAAGCATTTCGGCTCTTACGTTCACCGACTGTTTCAGAGTGCTGATGCTAGAATCTACCGGCAGACAGGCAGCACGCTGGACAACCCCTTCATCGCTAGAGATTACATCCAGCAATTGCGTGAGAGAATGACAGACGAGGTGTGGCGACGTGAAGTGCTCGGTGAGTGGGTAGCAAGCTCGACGGCATTCTTCGGCTTTCACCATATTCAGCAGGCGTACCTGGAGGCGGATTGGACTATCCCTGAGGAGCCCATGCGGGACAGACGGTATGTCGCGGGGTGGGACTTAGCCCGAAAGCAGGACTGGACTGTTGGAATTGTCCTAGATGTTACGGAGCGTCCGCTTCGTGTGGTGGATTTCTACCGTACTCAGCAAACGGATTGGCAAGAGATAGCCGAACAGATTCGCTATCGCCACCACAAGTACAGGTGCGCTACTACATTGATAGATGCTACCGGGTTAGGCGACGTGGTGTTGGCTATGGTGTCTGATGTTGCGCGCGGTTTCACGTTCACAGCCGAAACGAAGGCACAACTCCTATACAACTTGCAAGTTTTGCTCCAGCGAGGAGATGTGCGATTTCCTTTTCAGCGCGACCTTGTGGACGAGCTGGTGAACTATGCCTTGGATGACAAGAACTTGCAGACAGACTGTGTGATGGCATTAGCATTAGCATGTTGGTCAGGCTATCGAGCAGCAGCACACTTGCTGTCTTCCCAAGATGTTGCAGTCATTCCGCGCTAGCGGTATAATGCTCATAGGGAGGTGGGTGATGTGGATGCTGGCACATGCATTACTATGGCTGTTGCGACGTTCGGCGTGCGTTTTGTACTGGGCTTCACTTATGCTGTCTTCGTTGGCGGCAGCGGCTATGCAGAATAGCTCGCAGCAGGATGTGTCGCTGTCGCTGGCTGTTCAGCCAAGTATTGTGCGCCGGGGGCAGGAGGCCGTGGTGCAGGTGCGCCTGCGCAACCCCCGGCAGAATGAGATTATTGCGCTACGGGCAACGGCAACATACACCGACGAAGCCGGAGTGCAAAGGCAAGTGCAGAGCAACGAGGTGCAGCTGGCTGTGGATGCGAGCCTGCCTGTGCGCATTGAGATTCCGGCGGAGAGGGTGCGGCTGGTGGCGGGCACTGTGCTGTTTGACGGTATGCCGGTGACGGCGACGAGCAACAGCGCGATTGCTGTAGATGTGGTAGTGCCCGGCGATGGGCGCGACCACGTGCTGGAGCTGAGGGTGATTCGATGACGGCTACGAAGCAGTGGACAGTCACAGCGCGCGATTACCTGCTGGATGACCCGCGGGTGAATCCGGCGGCGCGGCGCAAGTTCAAGGCGGTGCTGCAGGACGTTCGTAGCAAGGGACTGCCACTCATGGTCTGGGAAGTCTATCGCTCGCGGGAACAACAACGCGCTCTCTACGCCCAGGGACGCACCGACGCTGAACTGCGCAAGGCGGGCTTCACCGACGACGAGATCACCAAGTACCGCAAGCAGGGCTATCTCAGTACGAAACCTATAGTCACAAAAATCCTGAACCCCAAATACCACGGCACAGGTAGGGCAATGGACTGCTGCTGGTTGGTTAACGGAGCCCCGACATGGAACGTGCCTGAAGAGTGGTGGAACACTTACGGGCGTGCTGCCGAAGCGCACGGGCTGACCTGGGGCGGACGCTGGAAAATGAGAGACCTACCGCATGTGCAGTATGAAGGTGAGTGAGAATGGCATATTGGTTGAGCGATAACGAAACAGGTCAAATAGTCTATCCGACCATTGTACCACTGAGAGACCCCAACTGGGACTGGGGAACAGGCGACGCTTTAAATGCGAGCAACAAACAGACAGCGTATCAATTTTATGTGCACCGCGACTGCAGTTTATCTTCATTCAAGATATTTTTAAGCGCGGTGACAAACGGTGGTTCCTTGTCGCCGTCGGATATTGTTTTTGAGTTGTACTCCACCAACACGAATAGAAGCGTAGGAACCAAAATAGCGGATTTAGGAACATTGCCCGATTTGAATACGGGAATTAAAACAATCACGCCAACGAATCC